CAATTTCCTCAAGATGAGAAAACGTATTATATAGATCATCAACCATTTCGCCGATTTGATCTAACTTCTGCAAAGCAGCGCCGACTCGGTCTGCTGTGACCAACGTTACTGGAGGAATGATTGTGTTGCTATTGTCAGTTGCAGCATCTTCTGCGATTGTCTTTACATGCTCTAGCGTTTCAGCCTCAAGCAGAATATCCGAAAGTTTCTTCATATGATTATTTATTTGATTTATGTTTTTTCCACAAGTCGGCGTCTGTGGTCTTTTGTGTAGTGCCGCCAACTATAAAACTATTTACTCTAGCCAATCCCCATTGTTCAGGAGTTGTTCCAGGACGATGACCTGTTCGCCATGCAGCGTGTCCACGATCATAAACGTCTTTAAGTATACCATAGTCAATACCAGATTCTTCAGACTTTTTACGTAGTGATTTAGACGCTGGGCTAGCCTCTTCATCAAATCTTTTTTGATACTCCTTGGTGTATTTTGAAGGCTTAGTGACAGCAGTCTTATCGCCTGGTGCAGGCTCATATGCACTGTCATTGTTATCGTCTTTCTTAGCATTCTTTTCAAAATGCTTTTCGCGTTTGTCTGCGGTTGATTTAGACAAACCGGTATAGTAAGAAGATCCTTCAACTATATGAAGATCAGATAAGAAGAAACGTTTAGTTTCTCCATTTGGTAGTTTACACGTGACATTGTTTGGTCCTCGTGATTCAACGGTTAAGATCATTCCACTCTCAGATTCAGCATAAACTTGATCTCCAACATTGAAAATTTCTCCAGCGATATAGCGTTCACGTATATCGTTTAGAGGTTGAAATTGTACGTGCTTACGGAAGTTGTGACTTTCTTTTAGTCCCATTCCCTTTCGCACTGCATTGAACAATTCCTTGACTTCTCCAAATGTTTTAGGCAATCCTTTTGCGAAAGTATCAAGATCATTATCGGCTGCAGCGGCACGCATCTTTGACGCGCTCATTCCACTAACGTCATCTGCATCTGGATCACGTTCACCTGCCGATACTACTTGAATACCATCACGAAACTTGTAGTAACCATGTGTACCTTTTACGCCATCGTACTTTGCAAGTAAAGTCTTAAATTCAGGAACACGATCACTGCCAACGACTAATGTGAATTTCGTAAAGCCGTCGTCGTGTGCTGCCGCTGCGACATTAAACACGTTTTTGATGCTACGATCCAATATGATATTACGACCATATTGAGGAAACATCTTGCGCATAAATTTGATCTTATCATCATAGGATAGCGGGTTCTTTTTTGAATCTTCGCTTTGCGAAGCATAGACACGATACGTTTTACCCTTACCCTCTTTTGCGACGGCATTGATCAATTTTTCATGTCCAATTGTCGGAGGATTAAAGCGACCAAAGGTGGCAACTAATTCCTTAGTTGATTCCTCAGTATATGTACGGAATGATTTGAGTCCCATTACTTATTTGGCTTTACGGATTGAATTGGTTTTGGCGGAGTGGCGTGCTTTTGGAAACGCATACGTTCCTTTTGGCGAACTTTTGAAAGAAGGCGGCGAGCAATGTTTTTAATTGCACCGCGGCGAGAAGCGAGCATTTTTTCAACACGAACTTTTTCTCCGTAACTGGCTTCACCTTTGTTTTTACGTAATAGTCGACGAGCAAGTGCTGCACGAGCTGCACGCATAGCGCGCTGTTGAAGAACAGATGTAGATGCACGACGGCGTTGAGCGCGACGTCGACCTGCGAGAATCTTAGATTTGTTTCTACGCATGATAGCACGACGCTTCATACGTTGCAGCATGTTTAGAGCTTCAGTTATGGTGTCTGCATCAACGTCGTCGAGGATATCTTCTTCCTTAAGCATTGCGAGAATACTATCACGCAGGTCTTGAAGCTTCTTTAGTTCAGATGCAACATCAGCGGGTAAAGCGGAACCACGATGTGCTGATTGTAAAAACTTAATACGACCGTTAACGCGATTAAGCTCTCCATTTAGTTGATACTTAGAGAGTTCAGTATCATATGCTTCATCGAGAGAGGTTTCTTCTTTCATAGCCTTAATCTTTCCGCTCATCCACAACTGATTAAAGGCACGTGGACGATTTTGTGATTTACTTAGTATTTCCCATGAAGCTTTATCAAGCTTAACATCCTTTGGAAATTTTTCGTAATTTCTCCAAGTTAGTGTTAAGATTTCTTCTTTAGGCTTGTATACCATTTGTGTATACTTGTCAATATAACCATCAATCCACGAACCACTTTCTTCGATCTCTTCTTCATCAAGAACTCCTGAAGCACGCTTCCAATAATCGTATGTCAACTCACCTTGTTCGTCTTCGGGCCATGAGCCATCGGTATAGTCAACTGGAATCAGATCTCTCAATCTAATCTTCTTAGGTTCTTTCTTTGCAGTCGTAGTATCTGATTGTTTCATATTAGCGATCCCACCCTTTAATTATGTCAGCCGAAAAGTTATTCTTAGAGAATTCCATACGGTCAACCAATTTCACTGCTCCACCTGATAGATGGTCGATTGCAACAAAACCTTCTTGGCCTGTAACACGGAATCCACTTGATGTTCGCACAAAAGTGCTTAACTTTTTAAGAGTATCGAGTTTATTTATAATAAGTCTCTTTGCATCAATAATCGCGTTTTGCAACTGATAAACCAAGTTAAGGTTCTTTTTGTTTTCATCCGAAAAGAACTTCATATATTGATCACGCTTAGCAGATGCTGTTTCCTTACCTTTCTCTGACTTCTTGGACTCAATATCTTTATTGAAACGATCGGTTGCCCATTTGATTAGATTATCAACATGTGCCTTTGTGTTAGAAACAACCTCGCCTCGACGTACATACGTGTTATTGAATGTTTCAAGGCTTTGTGCAAAGTCAGGATTGTCTTCAATTTCCTTAAGTGTTGAGCTGTTGATCTTCTGGAATATCTTACCTGCGACCGAAAGTCTTGCGGTTAATTCAGCAGTTTCTTCAGCCGTAAAGGTAGCTTTACCCGAAAGGTCATGAACCTTTGCGTCTTGGAACCAAACCGATGGAGTCTTTTTAAGTTCGCTCTGATCAAAGTCATAAGAAGCTTTCATGGTTTCAAGAGTAGCTCCGCTGTATCGTGTATGGAATACTACACCAATCTTAGCTTTCTTGATACTCTTTGCAACATCGCTATCAGCTGGAACTGCATAAACGATTGTGTTAGGTTGGAACGTGATGTACTTTTCGCCATCATAGTCTTCAACGCTAAGATCCTTTTGAGTAAACATGATGTCGCCTTGAAGTACTCCTTTAATCCCAAGCTTCTGCAATTCGTTAAAAGCAATGGATAGTTTATCAGCAAGGTCTCCAGATGTATCGGCGCGAACGTCAGATACGCTCTTATAGATCTTTGGGTTCTTGTTGAAGATACCTTTCTTAGCAACGAAGAACTGACCATCCGATGGATCAATCCCTGCAAATACTGCAGGTGCACCGTCCCATTTTACCGTAACGTCAGTTGAAGTTTTAGCGTTCCCCGCAAGCATATCACGTAGGCTACGTAGCGCAAGGATTGCTTCACGTGCTCCTTTAACGCCTCCGTAAATTACCTGATCTTCGATATGCGTCATGTGAAGGTTCTTACCTTCAGCTGAAGCTTCAGCAATGTATTCCTTAAATGATTTCATGTTATTCTACTTTAATGAATGGTGCGCTAAGATCACTGCTGCTACTTGCATAGCTGATACACGCAGTAATAAACTCGTCTTCTTGCGAGCTTTTTGAAATTATGTCAATGAGTTCACAACCAAGGAATTTACTAAATGCCCAAGAAACTCCTTGATCTGCTATCTTTTCGACAAACTCGTCATATGAAAGCTTTTCGGTATCCTTTGCATAACGTGTATAGTTTGTGTAAAACTCCTTAAGCAGAGAAGGATCATTCTTTTGTAATCCAGCACGTAGCTTTTTGATGTCAATCAGCTGTGGTAATTTTAGATGACGGAGAATTGTTTGGATTGGACCATAACTCAGTTTACCTTGGTTAGCATTCTTACCTTTAATTTCTCCTTGAAATGTTTCAGGGAATGTACGGAACTGAATCTTACCGTCTAACGTAAAGTACATATAGACGTCCTTACCTCCAAAGAATCCTTTGTTACCTGTAGTGAAACGATCAAACTCGATGACCTTCTTCTTGGAATCAAAGTTGTAGTATGAAATATGAGCATTCTTTTTCAACAGCTTGAGCGATACACCAATTACATCTTTGTTCTTTAGAGCTTCAGTTAGCATGCTGTTTAGTTCAGCAATACTTTGAGCATTTTCAAAATGAATAGTTTTACCTACAGGCGACACCAAGTAAATATCGGCAGGGCTCCACTTATTCAAGTTAGAGAATGCCTTTTCTTTAGAATTAAGAGTCTTGAAATGCTTTTCAAGTTTATTTACCCATGCACTGCCACGATGGAATGTATATGCTTTACCGCGTAACAGCTTGTATAATTCTTCAGCACCAAGGATACATGATTCTCGCCATTCTTTCGGAAGATCATTTAAGATACGATTAATGTCATCGTCTACATCGGAGTGTGCATAACCTTTTGCCAATTCCTCAGTATTGTATGTCTTAGCACCGTTCCATTTTGCAGCTGCATAAACTGCCTGAGCACTTTCGGTTAACTGTGTAACATCGGCTCCAGCACCAGAACCACCGCCTCCTCCAAATTCTTTTGACTTCGCAAAGTCCTTTAGGTAATAAACAGCGTTGTCATAACCTCGGAAAGGAATCTTACCTGGATCTTTTTTAGCGCGTAGACGGCTCTCAGCGTCAGCATCATAGTGTAATGAAATCTCACCGCCTTTTACAAGAGTCAACGGGAGACCACTTTTAAGTTTGTCAATAAACAATTCAATACGCCAATCGTACTTGTAAAGTTCCGCTGGTGCAAGATTTGCTCCTTCGGTTAAAAATGTTCTAAATGATTTCATGGTATGTGTGTTTTGAATGAACGACCATCTTTAGGGTAAATCGAAAAACGAGCACCTTTAATATCAAATTGATCTCGGTCTCCTTTATATATTACGGCTAACACTGGAGTAAATCCAGCATCTGGAACTTCACCGTGGTAATGAATATGCCCGGTGGCAGTTAACGCATATATTCCTTTTGAAATTTTCTTTAAACCAGGATCTCCTTGTATAAGAACATCTACTCGGTTTTCGTCAATTGAACCTTTGTCAAAATTAACGCCAAATACCGACATCATTTTAAGATCTTTGCTTTTTATGACAGCGTATGCAGATTCACTTGGAGGAATCTTATCTCCATAAAGAGCCTGACATTTTAATATAAATGACTTTGTTTCTTTATGGTTTTTAATTCGTTCTTCTGTTAATCCTCCCCATTGTTGGAAATCCTTTGGTGATTTACCTTTCTTATGGCTGATGTGGATTAATGGCTTACCTGAATCATCAGCTAAGTTAAAATCACTTTTTGGTGTTCCTGCTGTTTTTAGGACACGTGATACCTTTTGAATAATTTTGCCATCGCCTAATTTAATTTTAATAGGGCCTCCGGCTTCTGCAACCGCCGCAAACACTGCGGATTCTAAAGCGCTGATTGCAGCCGATTCAACGTCAAGGCCGCCAGTGCGCCCAGCGCCTTTGATTAGGATCTTGACGTTCCCAACCTTAATTCCGCCAATGCTTGATCCTTTTAAATTAGAATCGACAACAGCATTAAGAGTGGATAAAAATTTTGCAACTCTGTGCATTTCCTCAATACGATTACCATTTACTAATAGTACAATTGAGGTTGAAGTTGATGACTTCACGGTGACACCTTTTAGCTTTTTAAGCAGGTTTGCGATGTCAGTGCCATTCATTATGGTATTTATTGTGCAAAGAAATCTGCGGCTAGGACCGATTCACGTTCACGTGGTTCAACTTCCCACGGCTCCTCGGTTACAGCAAATTCATCATCTGAATAGTATTTGTCATGCCAGCGACTACGGTTATTCATAAAAACCAATTCATTATTGTCAAATTGACGCACGTGCACAAACTCATGTGCGAGAGTACCTATAAGCATTTCATCTGACATACTGTTATCAAGAAGAATCTTATATTTTGATGGAGACTTGGTTATATGGTAGCAACATCCATACATGCTATGATTCTTAATGAGATTTTCCTCAACACGAATACCAATTTCAATCTTGCGTTTACGTGGAAGTAAAACATTAAGAAAGTATACGGCTGCTCGGCGGACTAGGTCCTTACGAGCGGGGCTTTTTGAGCAGCCGTATACTTTTATGAGTTTCATTACTTATAGCTAATAGGCACAGCGTCTCCTGCTTTAAACGACTTCGCCTCTTTACGAATATCCTGCAAAGATTTGATGATAGAAGTAAAACGCTTATCATCATAATCGGCTCCGCTCTTTAATGCGTCGTACATCATATCAAATTTCTTTTTCAGCATGTACAATTCATTTTTAACAACGTGTCCTGGTAAACGTTGAAACGATTCATCTTCGCAAATATTGTCTAGACTGGCGGCGGCTGCTTCTAGTAGAGATTTATTCATCTTATGCGTATGTTTCAATCATGCGTTGTAGGTCACTATCACTAACTTCAACGCCTGCGGCAATTGCTCCTGCTGCCATGGATAGTCCACGTGATAGCTTACGAAGGTTAGCGCTTTGCTTGCTCTTACCTTTGCGTAGTAGATCAACAACGTGCTTACGTGCTTTAAGATCAAGACTTAAACCATCTTCAAGTTCAATATCGCCAACGATCTTTTCCATGAAGTCATAGATTTCCATTTCAGTTGGGTCGATGTTTACAATGAATGCGCGAGTGCGTAGTGCGCCGTCTGGATCCAACTTGTCAAGATCGAGGTTAGAGATAAAGATTACCTTACCAGTAAATTCGAAGAAACGTGGAATCAACCCTTGGTCAAGGATTTCTTCGTCGGTCATATCTTCGTTATCAACAACGTTCTTGCCCATCTTGTTCCAAACAAGCTTACGAATCTTCTTGGTATCAGTTGCAGCCTTAAGCAAGTTACGGCTTTCTTGATCTTTAAGAGCATCGTCAGAGTCATCGAAGAAGATAATGCTGTTCTTATAACGGAACAACAACGAGTACATACCAGCTGCTGATGCAGAACCAGTGTTCTTGAAGTAACCGTTACCGTCGCGCAGACCCATGCTTGCAAGAATCTTTTCGGTTGTGTGTGTCTTACCAACACCACCTTTACCTGAAACGAAGATTGCGTTTGCAGAACCATTGATTGTTAGCTTAAGCAAGTTTTCAAGGTCAAGCAACTGCTTTTCAAACGAAAGACGCTCACGATTGTTTTCAATGTCGGCAATGTTACCTGTAGGCTCATATGTTTCATTGGACGCACCTTTGGTGACCTTTGCTTCAACGCTACCAATTGCGGAAAGCAATTTGGACTTGTCCTTCTTGATCTTTTGCAGATCCTTCGGTGCGCCGCTCCAGCTGTACTTTGTACCGCTCTTGACAATCAATGAAGGGTACATCATTTCAAGTTGATCAAAGATCTTCATGCCAGCGCCTTTGTATGCGCTATATACTTTACCTTTTGAGAAGTTTGGTAATGTAACCATGTCAAGAATACCATCAAGCATATCCTCAACGCTAACGCCACCTTTTGCCTCAAGAATCATCGAGGATTCTGATACAACACCGGCTTCTTCCAATGGAATGCCATCTGGTAGAGTGTAGAACGAACCAAGTTCAGGTTTGGTATTTGATAAGATGGATGCGATGATTGGCAGTGTCTTAACTAGAGAAACTTCGGTATCAAATTCGATGCGGTAAGGTGTATTGGAGATACCGTCCCAATAGTCGATGCTATTTAGACCAATCATGCCAACGGCAGTGGAACTGATCCAGTTGAAACGAATAGAGCGATTCTTCTTACTAGTGTAAAAACGCAAACCAAATCCTTTTCCCTTTGTATTTCTAAATGCCTCAAGTCCTGGATAACGAAAGAAAGTATATCCCGTCTTTTTCTTGAGGTATTTAGCAATAAGGAAAGCGGCCTTATCAGCGGAGGACGAGGAAATCGCCTCGGCTAGGTATCCTTTGAAGCTAAGTGTTGTAGACATATAGTCTATTTATACTTTAAAGTCACTAAAGGTTTTACCACGTTGATTGTTATTACCACCTCGACTAAACGGCGTATTCGCGACTGGAGCAGCCGAAGAAGAGTCATTGCTCATGATATTCGCGGTTGGATCTGCAACATCATACAGCCTCATCTTAGCGCGATCAATACCCACCGTAAATCGCTTGTTGTTATTGGCATCATTGTAACGATTCTTAAGCTGTTTGATCATTAACTGATTCATCTTTTCAAGTTGCTCAGTACTGATGAATGCAATCATCAAGTCTGCTGTTGCAGGCAAACCAAAGCTTTCAGATGTATCAGTAAGTTCAACATCGCTATTTGAATTATGTGTAAGTATATTATTAGCAAAAAATAAATGGTTACCATTTACTTCAATATCAATCATTTCAATATCATAATCTAATTCTTCTATGTTTGTAATCAATTCTTCCATGTTTTAATTCTTCCTAGTTTATAATTTTCGGGCTGCGTTCCTTCTGGCATAAAAAATGAAGTTACCCCATCATTATACCATTTGTATTTTCTTGATCGGGTTGTTTCGTTAATCCGCCCTTTCATCTTCGATTTTCTCCCTTTTGCTTTATCTGATATTTTTTGTTTAGTTTCATCTGATTGCGTTTTACCAAACATTGGATTATTTTCGCCTTCAAGAGAACCTCTATTTATTCGGATTAGTGATATTGATTCTTCTGAGTGCTTCTTACCAAACATTGGATTATTTTCGCCTTGGACCGCTAATGTAATGTTTTTAATATGTTCATCCGACAAAACGCGTCCTTTAAGAGGACTTCCGCCTCTTTTAATGTATGATTCCTTTAAACTTTTGGATAGTTTTCCATTACTATGATCTTTAGTTTTCCCTTTACCAGCTGCCCCACCCTTTTTTCCCGCTTCACTTGCACCTTGAATAAATTTGCCGTTTATTGCGACAATATCTCCCTGTTCATAATGTCTTTGCCAGTGGTCCTCAGCTCTTAAGCATTCTAAATTCAATGGATCATTATTATCATGATTTCCGTCTATATGATGTATGTGATATCCTTCTGGAATTTTTTGATGATTATGTTCTTCCCAGATTTTTCTATAGTTATTTGGCATATAACTATTTATAATATGTGTTAGTTCAACGTCACTAAAGAATCTCCAATTTTTAATCCAGAGTTAATTGACTTATCAATATCATTGACTGGGAATTTATGATCGGCGCTACAAATAATAGTCTTTCCTGAAGAAGTCGTAATACGATATGCTTTCTTTTTTGTTTTAGGAAACACTGTAACCACCTCATTAAAGCCAGTATTGCTTTTTATACAATCACCAACCACAATTTCATTTAAGCGTTTATTACCATATTCCGTTTCAACAATAGTTAAAGGATCTAAACAATATCCATTGCGATTTGTTTGTGTTGCACTCCAAATCGGAACATTAAATTCAACAGCGAGACCACGCAGTTCTTCAGCAATTGCCTTGATTAAACTGTAAGTATTGACACTTCCGCTTAGACCTTTGATACGACTGCTGGCGCAAATGTTAAGATAGTCGATGTAGATGACGTCAGGCGTGAACTTCTTTTTCAGTTTAAGTTCATGTAGCAATGCACGGAAGTGACCGACATGCGCGCTTGCAGTTGGATATTCCTTAATGACAATCTTACCTTTTGTTCGGTCTGACAAGTTCTTAATCTTGGAGGAGAACGTGGCTTGTGACAGGTTCTTCAGTTCATCAATACGAACGTCAAGCAGGTTAGCATCAATACGTTCAGCAATACGTTCTTCTGCCATTTCCATCGTAATGTAAAGAACATCGCGCCCCATGGAAAGATCTGCCGCTGCAAGGTGACACATACCCAAACTCTTACCAACGCCTGTATTATGCGAGGAGATTCCATTTGTGTAGTATCGGTTGTTATTATGCTCAACGTGAATATCAACAATTGGAATCTTCTTTCCGGTTTTTATGACTGTGCCAGGTTCATATCGCCCAGTATCACAGAAAAAGTGCAATTTTGATAAAGTAACTTCTTGAGCATTAAATATATCCTTCGCACTCATCCACCCTAACGTTGATTGGAAAAGATGATTTTCATTGCATGAAATATTCTTATCATTACAACTGAATGAGTATTCATCCCATTGACCTTTGTCGATAAAATCCGATATCTTAACCCAACCATCAGGAGATGAAACTTCAAGTGTATAACCGTTTTCGAGTAAAGCTTTCACTTCACCGATTTTAATTTCTTTTTCAACCGCAAGCGAAGTTATCCTCACAACAATTTTAGTATCAGGGTGAACACACCCAGCTAAGATGATATTCAGAGTCTTGCGAGGTACACCACCATTGGTAATTTGGTTGAACATATCAAGGTCAAACTCGATCTTATCTTCAACGTGATGATAAAAATCAAATCGACGATCTGCGTTCTCAAGGTAATCGTGACCTACGTTTGTGTCAAACGTAACGCTCAACGCCTTGTTCAAAATCTCTGGAATTGCTCCTTCGGCTTTATCGGCGCTTTTACCATCAATGATCGAGATGGCTTCCATAACAGCCAAATGAACGGCGCGATCCTTACACCACTTTTCGGTGCTATCTACAAGCCAATCATGTTCGGCTGGCTGAGGTGTAGCAAAATCATGAATAGCCTGAAGAATCTCATGTCGGTCTGGACGGACGGCAGCATTACTTTTTTGGAATTCAATGTCAAGTACGCTAGAGTTTGGCAGCTTATTGTACTTACTGATGAAGTCGAGAATCAGCTCATAAATTACGCGTTGTGAGCCCGTGAAGTATTCAGGCTTAATGTGAGGCATTGCCTTACGCGTGTATGGTTCGCTATTGACAAGATTATTTAATATAAGTGATTCGATTGAAACGTCAGTCATGTGGTCTTCCTATTATGTAGTCGTTGTTTGAAATAATGTCAGCTAAGATATCACCGATATGATTATTGAATTCGGGATCTTCTTTTAGCATGTCGCGGCGGTGTGTGAGGGAATCAGGCACGCTCTCGATTTTGTAGATAAATCGCAAACGTGCCTGATTTTTTTCCTCAATTATACTGACTTTACCATAACGGTAAACGATACCAGCATATCCGCTACTTGTTAATTGTATCAGGAATTGGTCTGGATGTAAATCATCTTCGACCAACAAGTAGTCTTTTCCTTCTTTCATTACTCTTCGTACTGCTCAATGATTTCATCATCGGACAAGTCCTTAGATGCAGTCTCAGTGATCATGTCACGTAGACCAATGGTATACTTGTCCTTAAGGTATTTGGCAAAGTCGGTGTTGTTAAACACCTTACCCCAGAAGTCAGCCGTCATAGTCTGCGCAGCTCGTAGGTTTTGTGTAAGTGGTTCTCCCGTTGCCTTATTCACTGCCATGTACCAACCATTCTTTGGCTTAATAACATATCCGCCATCAATCGCAACATCAAGCAATCCAGACCACTTCTGGATACCACCTTCCCAGCTTACGCTGATCGGGATCTTCGACTTTTCCTTAACAAAGCGAGATTTCTCAACATTGATAATGAAGTGATATCCTTGAATTTCGGTACCATCTTTATCTTGCTGACGTCCAAGAATCCAAATGTTGTCAGCGGAATAGGTGATGCCAGTACCACCACTAACAATCGCCTTCGGGAACAATCCAATTTCCTGGTAGGTGTGGTTGATCGCAATAAGCGGAATGTTCTTCATCGTAAGGTATGGAGTAACCATACGGAACAGACCTTTAAGCGCCTTAGCGCGTGTCATATCCGCGACGCTCTTTTCATTCAGAGCATCTTCAAGTTCCTTCTTACTTGCAAGGTTACCAACGGAGTCGATGACGATTGCAACCTTATCCTTACGGTCGATTTGGTCAAGTTGGTTAACCAAGTCAAACTTTAGTTCTTCGACGTTCTTGATCGGAATATGTAGAACACGTGATGTATCAATGCCAAAGCTTTCAAAGTATTGCTGCGGTGATCCGAATTCGGAATCATAGAACATAAGAATCGCGTCCTTATGCTTTTTCAAATAGCTTGCTGCCATAAGAAGAGCAAAGCTAGTTTTGAAGTGCTTAGACGGACCTGCAAGAACTGTTAGTCCGCTGGTAAGTCCACCGTCAATGCTGCCACTAAGAGCAACATTAATCATCGGCACTGGTGTAGGAGTAATATCCTTTTCCGAATAGAAGTCTGATTCCGACAGAACATCGGCTTCTTTAATTCGGCAATTCTTTTTTAATTTTTCGAGTATAGATGACATGTGTTATTATGTTATTATTGTATATCAGTTTTATGTTTATGTAAATGGAAAAACTCATCAAGCTCCGCAGTATTTGCTGCATAAGTTTCATCAAGAGTAACGCGAACAACTGTCTTGTTCTTGTTGCTCTGTTTGATGTACGAGCAGTCTCCATTGATTGTTTTGCCGTCAAGATATTCAAGTACATTAAGCATCATGTCACGTGCAGTCGTAACTGGAACGTTTTGGCAAATGTGGTTAATCTTAGAGAGCGGCTTATCACCTACAAGATTAAAATCATCTGGCATCTTCATCAGACGAAGACCATCACGAATCGTAATGTACTTTTCAGTCTCTGGATTGATTAGGAAGTATGGAAGCGGTCCAATAAATGCTGGAATGGAGTTACCTTTTGGAAGAGTAACACCGTGCGCCCAATAACCTTTACCATCATCCAATTTAGCCTGCATAGCACGTGCGCGATTAGCTGTATGCGAGAATCCATTTGCATCCATCCAATCTGCAACTTCTAACAGACCTTTACCGTATCCACCGTCGGTGTTCACGATCAAGTTTGTTGTCTTCTCAAAGTGAGTGGACAATTCACGGATTGTCTTTGATCCAGTCATTGCCATGTTATAGGCAACCCATGCATTTGCAGTTGGACATTCTTGGTTTGTAAGAACGTTCATTGGATCTTCAGCGTCCTTTGGAATCTTCAATAGATCGACAACCGGTTCTTCTTCCTTACGATGCCATGGGAAGATAGGAGCAGTATCACTCTTTGTAAAGAAGTAGAAAGTGCGCGGTCTCTTTTGCGATAGACCATGCAGACGGCTTTCAGTGTAGTAAAGATTCAGACTGTATCCAAGTTCTTTACCAATTTCATGTAGACGATCTGCTACTTTCTTACCGCTGTTACCATACAATCGTGGAGCGTTTTCTCCCCAAAAGACAGTTGGCTTGATTGTGCCAAGTACGTATTCGGCAGTGCGATACATCCAATCATTGGTTGCACTGTTTTCACTGCTTGTTGTACTAAAGCTTGATAATCCAGCACAAGGGCATGTTGTAAGAACAACGTCTACATGCGGCGCTACATAGTCAGGATCTTCGTCCAAGAAAACATAATCACCGGACCAGCCTTTTTGTGTACGGATATAATTGATGTAGTGTTCGTCGTTATTCTTAAATGGGGTGTATGACAGTACATATTCAGGTAGTTGTCCATTTAGAGCTTCAGCTGTACCTAATACTTCACCTCCAATTAGAGGAACAATTGCTGCGTATTTCAAATTCATTGTAATTTATCTATAAGAAACCCAGGGGAACATTCCGCTCCCTGGGTTTGATGAGTATTTTGTTTAGTAACGTGAAGAGATCCATTCGTAAGTCTTCTCCATACCAACAAGCAGTGGTTGAGAAACTTCCCATCCCATCTTTTCACGATAGAGACGGTTGTCGGAATTACGTCCACGTACACCAACTGGACATCTGAAGCCATACTTAGCTTCAAAGTCAGCGCCTTCGATGTTACGAATGACAGTGTCTTTCTTTGATAGACCAATTGCCATTTCGGCAAGTTGGTTAATTGTAACCTGCTCTTCCGAACCAATGTTTACTGGACCTTCAAAAGTATCTTGTCGCATGAATCGTATGATAGCCTCGAGGCAGTCGTCGATGTATAAGAATGAACGCGTTTGTTTACCGTCACCCCATACTTCAATTTCTCCATCTGCCAATAGAGCCTTGCGGCACATAGCGGCTGGAGCCTTTTCTTTTCCACCATCATATGTACCCATAGGCCCAAAGATGTTATGGAATCGTGCAACACGAACGTCTAGGTTGTAGTTACGTGCAAAGGCAAAGAACATACGCTCACTAAAAAGCTTTTCCCAACCATATTCACTATCTGGATTTGCTGGATAAGCAGATGATTCTTCACAGTTCGGGTTGTCAGGATCCAACTGATTATGCTCTGGATACATGCATGCCGAAGAAGAATAAAAAATACGCTGAACGTTTTTCTTAGACGCTTCATACGCAACATTCAAGTTAATCATTGCAGAGTTATGCATAACATCAGCGTCATGCTCACCCGTAAAGATATAACCTGCACCGCCCATATCAGCTGCTAGTTGATACACTTCGTCAAATCCAGGATTACTTTCAGAACCCTGATCTGGCGCAAACATTACACGTGAAACAACGCGTGGATCGCGTAGATCTCCAGCAACATATTCATCGCACATGACTGCGTGATCCCAATACTCATGTTGAGGCTTGATGTCAACTACACGAACGTAGAATCCTTCATCCTTCAAACGTTTTGCAAGATGGCCGCCAATAAAGCCGCCTCCGCCCAATACCAATGCTGTTTTTTGTTTCATTATTGATTAAGTGTTGTTGTGTAAGTATCCCAAAAGCGCTTTGTTGTATCTGGAAGAATGCTGAAGAAGTCTTCGCCGTTACGAATGTGCTCAACGAGCTTCAGGGTATTGCGATATCCGATGACTTCATTTTCGAGATTGGTAACAAGGTCTTGAACGTTGCGATCTTGATAGACCGTAGCAACATCATAGACGACGCTGTTAGGGAAATATGATTGCATAATGTATGCACCCCAAATATCATCCATACGACCGACATATGGAAGCACAGCATAAACTGGCATTACCGAACGGTCAAGGAAAGTATTTTGAGAGTTAAACGGAGCAAGCTGCGTACTTCCGTATGGACGCGTGATGTCATTGTAGCGAACGCAGGGCTTATGTGTCAGACGAGCCATTGCATCAATGTCAGGATCACCATCCCAAAGCATTGCCTGAACCAAGCAGCGCTTTACGGACGGTCCACGATATTCATTGTCATGACGAGTTTGTAGATGCTGAATCGGATAGCCGCGATGCCAAACATAGTTGTCCTTTGTTACCGATAGAGGATCAAAATAATCAGATCTCTTGTTGATGTAGCAATCATAGGTAACGTCTTCACCAACCAAAATGTTTTCACCCCAATTTGCATAAGGAATGTTATCATCGTCAACAGTTGCAATTACGTCTGCATCGGTATGTAGATAGGCATAGGCATATCCAACATTACGTCGCTGAATGGTTTTCCATCCGATCGTTTCGGAAAGCAGTGGGAACAGTCTTTCCTGCGTTTCAGGTGAAAGGTAATGGATCACGTCCTTACCATACTTAGCTGCCAATGCTTCATATTCGGCATGTGGAGTTTTAGTATCACCTGCGATAACCAACTTAAAACCTTTGTCGCTTGCAATTTTTGCAAAGCGGTGAGTGGCTTCAGTTGGCGAGTTAATTGTCGTAGTTACGATTGTCAGTTTCTTCATGTGTGTATTATATATGAGAATGTTATGCGAAAAATTGGTCGAGTGAAACGTCCTTCTCAGGGACAGTGATTACCTTTTCCTTCAGAGGCCAAAGAGATTCTTCAGAATCGTCTAGACGGTTTTCATAGTTATATTCATCGAGTTGTTTGTTCAGCAGGTCAATCATAAACTTACCAGTGAACGCTTCCTTGATGAGACCGTTTTGCAAATCCTTAAGCAGTGCAATACGCTTGTTTGGATTCGTGTCAAGGTATTCCATCTTCTTGTAGAAATCATCAGCGTCTTTAACGCGAATGAAATGATCCTTTGGAACGATGTGATATTGAGTGTCATATCGCGGATGCAAGAATGGAACAACTGCAAGCTGTAGCATTTCAGCATACTTACTTGTTACCCATCCTGCTTCAGTTGGAAGCACTAGCGTATAGCGAGTATCTGCAAATGTTTTGTCAAGATCTTCAGTTGCAATGTATCCTTTGAATTGGACATGATCTTTCTTAAAGTAGTCATTCCATTTTCCATAGATGTTTGCCTTACCTTCAGGATCACGATCAATGATGTATTCCTTAAGAATGTCATAACGTAGATCTTCAGTTGCAGAAGGAGCCGACACCTGCATGGATACAATCGTAAACTTGTTAGGCTTATCTGTTTTCTCAGGATCAAGAACACCTTCGCCCATAAGGTTCATCTTTTCAATTCCGCTGTATTCTGACTTGAGATAGACGTCATGGAAGTCACCATTCTCTTCAAGCGCGTCAGGATGTAGCTTTTTGATTGTATGCCACTTAATGTCAAAGTCATGCTGCCCAAGAACTTTCTTTGGAAGGTTTGCGTTGTCACGATGGCGCATAGATGGCTTGACATACCGAGGATCTGTTGCAAGCAACCACCAATTCAATTCTGGGTGTGAGCCGAGGTAATAGACTGGGTCAGCTGCATAGCGCAATGACATAGACAAACACTTTGCCTTAGAGCGAGGCTTTTCAGGAGTGTCACGAACAGTCCAAAGGTAACCACCAAGCGAAAGAACCGCATGACCTTGTGAAGTAAAGCCGATACCAAAGTCGCACTTTATGCCAGCGTCATCCATAGCTTTTGTGAAACCAATAAACTGATTAGGCCATTCCTCAGCTGGAATATCTTCCATGCGAGGGAATTTTCGGAGTTGTGGAAAGGCCTCATATGGATTAAACAGTTTACCTTCAGGATCAAGTTCGTTTCGCTTTTGAGGGCTGATACGTGCAAGGTCAGACTTTGAAAGAAGAACGATCTTTTCGATAGACTTGTTGCGAAGGAGCAATTTGGCTAACGCAAGGTATTCGCTACTTCCGTCTGAACGTAGAACTTTACTCTCATCAAACTTTAGTGCCGAACCCAATGCGAAAAACGCTACTGTGAATTTTCTCATAATGATTGTTGTTTTGTTATTTGTTGTTGTAATTATTGCTTTCCAAATAGGAATCAATCAATGGTAGATATGCATCGTACATTCGCTGCTTTTCCATCTGAAGGAAGTGAATTACATTTGGAATTTTCTTGAACGGCTTAGGTGGTTTGTCTTCCTTTGGATATCCTAGAGCAATATTGACTGCCGAGCGGAAGCGTGGAATCTCTACGCCTAAGGAATACATGTGGATACCATAGAAGTATTGCTCAAGCATCCAATCATAACCCCAACCTTTACGTCGGCTGTTGGTCTTGTTCAGACGATTCACGAAGATGTGGTAAATATCGTCTGACGAAAAGAATGCACGAACATCATCAAGAAGACGACGGCTGCTATCTTCCATTGTGTAAAGAATGCTACCTGAATTGATGCGATGCTTTGACTGATTAAATTCCGCAACATCAACATGTGGGTATGCACGTTGAAACGCTTTCACTTGAGCGTCTGTCATGTTTGACAAGCCATCTTCTTTGACAACGTAGTCATACTTAAACCATTCATCAAGCGGCTTGAGAAACAAGATGTCGTCGTCAAGCATCAGACTCTTCTTGATACCCAACACATGTGAAGCGTAAATGAACACAACCATCTTGACTGACACTTTATACATGTCATTGATGATTACATCATAGTATGGACAATCCGCAAAGAGTTCATTTACGCCTGCCAGCATATCCGACGTATAGATCAATTCAAAACGTGGATCGTTTACAGCCTCAGCATACTCTTCCTTTGAGATGCTACCTCGATCATCAGCAATGAAAATCACTCGCTGATCGGTTGGCAAGTTATGAACATTGTAGTACTTTATCAGAGTACGCACTCTGTAAAGATTGGACGTTGGTATGAACACCACATTCTTCATGCCTTCACATTGCGATTTAGAAAGTCCTTAGAGTCAGACTGACCATCAACCTTTCCGCGCGAATACGCAGCCGCAAAACTGGCATAGTTGATCAAATCTTTACACGAATCTTCGAAGCTTTCAAAGTTAGGAACATAGCTTGGATCATTTTCCATAGCCTCAATCACTGAATACATCCGCAGGACTTTAGCCTGAATGATGTCTAGAATTGTGGCAACACCACGTGGGTAATAATCCGCTTGTCGAATACGCGAGTGTGGATTTTGGTAGTCGTTTGACTTTTTGATTTGAAGAGCTTTACACTCGTCGAGAATTTTTATGCTTTCTTTTTCTTCCATTCGGGTATAGTTTATTTTAGTTGGTTGCTTTGAGTAGTCTGGCGCAGGAATCAAATATGCAATGATTTCTGGAAATTTGCTGATTCCTTTAATCTTAGGGATGAACGCTCTAAAATTCTCAGGATCATAATGCAACTGTTCCGTCATATTGATTATTATATCAGGATGTATGATGTTTGTAAACAATTTATTGCTCAGAGAGTGAAGCAATGTAATCCTCAATCAAACCAAAGTGTCTTTCATACACGTGCAAAGAACCAACTTGCCAAGTAATACTGCCTAGAGTAATTTCATCGCTTTGATCCTGAAGGCAATCGTTGTATTGCTTAAGAAGAGAAGACGATACGTAATGCTGCCAAGCATAGTCATTGCGATATCCAAAGACAACATCATTGCTGCGCATTTGGACAATTGTATGCAATACACCATCGCGAATCAAGTATTGAACTGCATTGGTGCAAATGAAATCGCTCATGCCATCTGCATTATAATCCTTATGCATGGTTGGGCGAGTGTAAATCATTACAGCGCGTCGCGAATCTTTGTTTGAGAACAGTTCATTAAGAACATTATCAAACTGGAATCCGTTGGCCTCAGAGTAAATCAGATATCCATAGTTGGAATTGATCTTACCTTCAGAACTAGATACTGCTGTCCAAATCTTTGGGACTGGATCACCAATGTCTTTGACATATAGGCTCTGCGAAAGGTACCAATCCAATTCCTTTTTGATGTATTCATCATTGAGAGAACCAAAGATTGTAGGTTCGTCGGCAATGAAGCTTGCACCGACAATCTCTACGGTTTTTACACCAGTCTTGTCGGTTGAAAATTGTCCTTGCTTATAGAGAGAAGCAAGTGTATCGCGGATGTCTGCTGTTTTGACAGGTTTCATGCAAAAATGTGGTTACGGATTTTAACAAGATTACATAGAACTGCGGTATCCTGTTCATAAATAGCAGCAATGATTTCATCGTACCGATTATAATCTTCTCTAAGTTCAGCTTCAATTGCAATGTTTATTTGAGCTGGGCGATCACTTAAAACATACGTCTGACATTCTTCAATAAGATCACGTACATCAAGAGGCAGTTTAAGATCGACATAAGTGTCTCCTTCTTCGAGGAATGAAAACATGTATGATGCAAGCATATCGTTTGCATAGCAAGATTGATTGGGCGACCCAAACAATTCATACAGACGGTTTAGTATTGGAATATTCATATGTTTAATATAATTTATTGTCCTCAAAATGTAAATAATAAAAGGCAGCTGAACCTAAATTCAGCTGCCGGCAAAAGCACGGAAGAAGTATGTTAGTGAACTTTTTTTTCTCTTAGTTCATCGGCAATACCTTTCAATGAGTGGATGCGAATCTCTCGGAGAAGCGAGGCGGGCTGAGCGCCGATGCCATCCGCGAATTTGATTTCCATTTACATCGTAATTGCGACCGATACCAACACTTTCAGATTGTTCAGCAAGGTAACCGCCAAACATCTTAGCTGATTCGACACGGCGAGAATTCTCTTCGGCGCCAAGAGTCAGACGGTAATATGCGCGCCAGAATGTTTTCGTAAGATTTTTCATAAAGGAAAAGCAGGGCTTTCACCCTGCATAAATGATTCAGCCTTCTTCAGCAATTTCGTCAGGAGTCGCGATGTATACAAACACTGCACCGCTTTCCTCGAGATCTTCGGCATCGAGCTCGGCATTGATTTCATCGGCAATGCTCGGCTTGGTCTTTTTGGGCACCTTGGCGGGTTTTTCATCGGCCTTCTTGGGCGCCTTTTTCGCAGCGACCTTCAACGGCTTGGGAGCAGCTGCAGCTTTTGGCTTGGGAGCAGCTGCAGCTTTTGGCTTGCGGCTCGTTTCAAGCGGAGCGTCAGGAGCAACGGCGGGATACTTACCGCGAGAAAGCGCACGGGCTTTGCCAAGGAAGTTCACCATGATTTCGCTGCAGGTTACTCCGTACTTTTGGCCTGCCTTATAAAATTCGGCAGCGGAGAATCCTTCAGCGGCGTTTGGCTGGGAGTTCATATCTTCCAGCATTTCAGTCATTCGGTTTAGCGACATAATATAGTGTATTTCGAGTTTCGTTACGGAATTATTTTAACAGGTTTTCGGCAGAATGTAAACAACTTTTTAAGAATTTTTCTTGGCAATTTCAGCCGTCAGTTTCTTCATGAAGTCCGGGAGAAGTTTCACAAGATGAGCGGTGCAAGAATCAATGTCGATCCAGACGTCAGAATTGCGGTATTTTCCGTCAATCTTGCCGTCGACCACATATCCTGGAGAGCATCCACACGAGCAACCAGCGGTTTTCGACCAGCGGATTTCGGAGTCTTCGCCGAAGATCGTCTTCAGATCGGCAATGTCAGACTCGACAGCCTTCCGCTTCAATGCATTCCACGTGCTGCACTTGAACTTAAGAGCATAAATTTTGTTGTCATTGAAGAAATTGTCAACGACCTTCCCGACCGATGAATTGACATACGCGCGAGCGCCGTTGATTCGTTTTTCCCGGAAACTTCTGGTCTTATGTGTGGTAACTTTGATCATATTTTGTGGTGGTTGCCTTACAGAATTATTATAAACGGAAACCGCTCAAATGTAAACAAGAAAATGCACAAAAGTGAAAAAAGTTTCATAGATTTTCACAATTTGTGCATTTTGAGAGATCTTGACTGATATTCAGAAGCAGCTTAGTCCCCACATGATGCGATCTTGTTGTTTCACTTCATCGATGATGTAGCCTTCTTCCTCGGTCCAATGGAACACAATCTTGCCATCAACTTCGACACGTGCTTCAGTTGGAAACTGCTGACGATTGCATCCAAATCCCTCGCGAATCAGAGCCTGACAAACTGCCTTTGCAGCACTTTCGCTATGATGAGTGTCGGTTGATTTGTTTTCACAACAGTCGGCCCAGCCGAGGTTGATTTCACGAGGCCAAACTAGGATACTTTCAATTTTCATAAATCGGTTGGATTGTGGTGGTTTGCCTTACAGAATTATTATAAACGGAAAACAATCAGATGTAAACAAGAAAATTCCCAGAAATGCATATTTTTCACGCCATTGAAACTCAATGGGTTATGCATTTCTGGGAATTGTAGTACGGTTTTTCTTAATTATTCGTAGACTTCAGGACTTCCACCTTCACATGAGCTAATCCCTGATCAGCAAATCCAAGTCTTTTTGCGGTGCCGACTGTGACGTCAATAATGCGACCATGAATGTATGGTCCACGATCGGTAATTGTCACAATTTCAGATTTACCGTTATTCTTATTAGTTACCCGAACCTTAGTTCCAAACGGTAACGTTTTATGTGCAGCCGTGGAAGCATAGTCTGAGAGAGTCTTTCCGCTTGCGGTTTGTGTTCCTCCATTTGTGCGTATGCTATACCATGATGCACGACCGTGCTGTTCGGTTGGAGCTACTTTTTCAGTTGGTGTTGCATTCACTTCTTTTGTCATTACACATGACGTGAATATCAAGCATGACATTATTGCGATGTATTTACGTATTTTCATTCTACTTTAGTGTATCCTATTTCGTTTGCTTTACGTTCGGAGAGTGTCTTATACCAAGACATCCCTTTACCCCTCTTACAGAGACTACCAGCTTCGCCGGTCATCTCACAGGTGTTACCAGACAAAGTCTCGGCAAAGCTTACCATTCCGTGAACGACAGAGTCTCCTCCATCATAGTAGAATCTCAGGGTACCGAACTTTTCTTTAATTTGACCAATCTTAACTTCAGGGATTGGTCCCAGTTTGTATTTATTCCGCGGTACGAGAAAAGTCTCGACGCGTCTGAAGATGTTTCTTACGATGTATGTTCGCCATGGATGGTCTGCATCAATCTTGTTAGATTCGGCGCCTGTTATAAATCTCTTATTCTTGAAGACCTTTGTCTTAGGATCAACGCAAACACGAATCGGATAAACAATGCGATTCCAAATCCAATGGCGAACTGGCAACGCAAAGAACTTGCGAGGAGTATAGGTATGGTTATTCTTGATGCGAAACACAATGCTTTCACATAGACGTTCAACCAAACTTTGCCATCCTGGAGGACACCAAATGCCACTGTCAGGAGGCAGCAATTTACCATCTGCATCCTTGTAAAAGAGAGATGGATACTTGTTCATCAGATGTGTCTCGAAGCATTTCTCTGCTTCAAGTTCTGTGTCGAGTTTTTCTTTAAGTTCTTTCACTGATGTAAATTTCATTTTTGTTAAACTAGGTCGTGGACAATTCCAGTCCATCCGCAACCGCAGCAAGTGCAACCGTTGCGGTCTACATATTCTTCTTTCTTAGAGAGATTTAATATGAATGCAAGCAGAGTCTGCACATTGCTAGTACTACCGCACTCTGGACAATGACTGTGCAAGCGGTTGTATTCATTCATGAAGAGTGTATATTCGTCGTTCATAGTGCGTGGTTCAGTTAAAAGTATCGGTATGTATGGAGCGTAAATCATGTTTAGGTCCATAAGCATCCTACATGTGTTACAATTGCATGCATTGCCCACTGATCTTTTTCTTCAATTAGTTTCTCAAGACGGTTAGTCTCTGCATAGACTTCATGGTAACTTTTACCTTCAAGCTCAGGTGGTAGTGGATAGTCTGGATATGATTCATCGTGCTGCTTTTGTAGCAGAGCACGTTCAGTCTTAACGTAGACATACACATCACGTAGTTCGCTGTATGTCTTAATCACATTGTCAACATACGCCTGAGAAAAATGTCCATCTTCAAGTCCTTCCTTCCAATCAATGTCAAGCTGATCCAGACCTTTTTCCTTTTCGACAAAGTCAATAAGACATGCAAATAGG